AGTAAGCGAACGCCCATCGAGGCCGTAGTAGCTTCTCCGAAAAAAGTTTCCCCGTAAACGATCCGCGACGGTCAACACGTCGCTAAGATCAGTAGCTCCGAACGCCCAAACGCGGCCGCAGTAGGAGCTTCCGAATTCGATCCGGTTTTAAAAATACCTAACGACGAACAGAAGCGGCGCGGAAGTATCCAGCGCCGTTTCTCTTTCGCTAAAAAATTTTACCCGATTTTTTAGCGAAAGAGTTTAGTTGAACCAACCGCTCTTTTGAAGAGAGCGACAGAGAGGATGAGAGAAAATGGAAACGATTATGCAATTTCGTAACAACTGCACGCTTGTTGCGATCCGGGAGATCACCGGACGTTCTGATGATGCGGTGCTCGCTGCGGTTCGCAAGCACGGCTACAAAGACAATCAAGGAATGTACGCCAACGACTATATGAACGCTGCGAAGGATTTAGGAATTAAGTTTGGAGAAATGAAATCGACGCTGAACTTTGCGAAGGCGAACAGTTCAACAGCCAGCTACATGACGGTGAAGCGTCCGACGCTGGGTGTTGTCGCCTCGCAACTTAAGAAGGGCACTTACCTAGTCCGCACCCACCGCCACGTACTGGTTGTGCGGGACGGAAAGGTTGTGGACACAAACTGGAACAAGCCGTCGCTGCGGCGCGAGACATTCGACTATGTCGAGGTTCTGAACGCCCACGCTCCGGAGAAGAAAGGATTTCTAAAGTCAGCGCGACGTGCCGGTGCCGGATGCAAATACGGGAGTAAGAACTGGCACATCTGTAAAGCGGCCCACGACTATCTGGCCACGCATACGAATGTCACGGCGAATGAGTTGCTGAAAAATTGCAGCGACAAAGGTTTTCACCGTGCCTATTTAAACTGGGAATTGAAACGCGGTAACATCGTTGAAATTTAACAGAGAGGATGAACATGTCTATCGAAGTCAACACAACACAGTATCAGTTCTCCCACGGCAAGTCGCCGCGTGGCTACGGCCAGTGGGCTTTCTTCTTCGACGGGGAGAGCGAGCCACAATGGTACAACGGCAAATTCTCCGACGCTAAGAAAATGGCCATCGCATACGCGGTGACTAAGGGCCACTCTAGGATCGCGGTGGGGTCATGAGAATAAAACCCCACAGCCTCTTTAGTATCTGGTCGCCGGATGAGGCTGCTGAATGCCTTCCCGGTATCGGCAACACGGACCTGTACACAAAGATATGGCGGGACATTGTCCCGCTATATGACGGGCAGCCACGCTCCGAGGTTCCAGATGACTTCGGCAACCGCTGCCTTAAAAAGTATTGGAACAAGTTCACGGATGAAGAGAAGGTCCGCTTGAACGAAGCTGCAGAAGCGCAAGAGAGGATGTAATGAAATTCCAAACACTCGTCAATAAGGTCGCACGCGAAATGGACGCGGACAGCGACTACAACGAAGCCGTAACCCTCGCTCGCGATCTAGGTGCGAGCGAGGAGGAAGCCGCCAAAGTGGCGAAGGAGCTTGGACGTAAACCAGAGAGGATGAAATGAATTGGAGTGAACAACAAGCCGCGTTCATCGAGTGGGCTATCAACGGCACAGGATCGTGCGTTCTTGAAGCCGTCGCTGGCGCTGGCAAGACTTCCGTGTTGCTGGAGGCAGCGACACGGATGCCTGGCAACGTCGCGATCATGGCCTACAATAAAAAGATCGCGGTGGAAATCGAAGGCAAATTAAAAAAGATGGGAGTGGATTGGAAGAAGGCGAAAGCCGGCACCGTCCACTCCTTCGGCTTCGGAGCGTATCGCAAGTTCAAGAAGGCAGTGCGCGTCGATGGCTACAAGGTCGCTAATATTGTGGAAGGGGTATTGCCAGAGCAACACCCCTTGGCAAAGTATTCCGACATGGTCACGAAGCTAGTCAGCCTCGCGAAACAAACTGCGCTAGGCATCTTCGGCTCAGTCGATGATCAGTCAGAATGGTACGCGATTGCGGACCATCACGACGTGTTTGAAAGCGACAACGGTCCCGTTCCAGTCGAGGAGCTGATTGAAGTCGCGATGGCGGTTCTCAAGCAATCAAATGGATTGCTAGATGTCATCGACTTTGATGATATGATCTATCTGCCGCTGTTGTTACGGCTTCCATTCTTTCAATACGACAACGTCATGGTCGATGAAGCTCAAGATACCAACGCAGCGAGGCGGGCACTCGTGCGCGCTATCGTAAAGAAGGGAGGGAGAGTCATGGCAGTCGGTGACCGCCACCAAGCCATCTACGGCTTCACCGGTGCGGATGCGGACAGCCTCGACTTAATCGCGAAAGACTTCAATTGTCAGAGACTTCCTCTGACAATTACATACCGCTGTCCCAAGAGCGTCGTTGCCTTCTCGCAACGATGGGTAAGCCACATCACCGCTGCTGACACAGCTCCTGAAGGGACTGTGTCAACAACCAGTGTTACGGAATTTATGAAACGTAATGACTTGGACGGCAACGCTGCGGTCCTTTGTAGGGTGACGAAGCCTCTTGTCACCCTCGCCTTCCAACTCATCCGGAAACGGATACCATGCCGGATAGAGGGACGCGACATCGCGGCCCAGATCAAGAAGATGATGACACGGTGGAAGGGCATCGCTGATCTGGATGCGCTTGAAACCAAACTGGAGGAACATCTTCAGCGCGAGACAACGAAGCTCCTAGCGAAGAAGCAAGAAGCCAAGCTGGCCGTGTTGGAGGATAGCGTGGAGACAATCCGCGTAATATGCGACCAATGCCGCGCAGAAGGGAAAGAGACGATCAGCGACGCAACCGCGTATGTTGATAGCCTCTTTGCCGACGATGTAACCGGCTTGCTAGTCCTTTCGACAATCCACAAGGCGAAGGGACGCGAGTGGGAGCGGGTGTTCTGGCTGGACCGTGCGGGCACGTGTCCGAGTAAATGGGCACGGCAAGAGTGGCAACTTGGTCAAGAGACCAATTTGCAATACGTCGCTGCCACGCGAGCGAAAAGTGAACTGATCGACCTAACCCTAGTAGAGAGGATGAAAGAATGAAACCGAAGATGAAGACGATCACTCTCGTTGCTGGCTTCGCAATGAAGGATGATACGAAAGAGACCACAGGCTATCGCGTCGTGAAAGTGACTGACAGCCTCGACTATAAACCCGCGACATTGATCCGGAAAAGCGAGGTTCAAGAGCTTTGCGACGCTCCTGATTGGAAGGTCACAATCCTTCCGATCAATCCAAACTAGATGCGATCCTCGCATCAGCCACGCCTCAGGCTTTCAGAGGGGCAAGGAGACTAACAAATGGTAAACCATCCTAACCGTTCCACATCTTATCCAGAGCCACCGGTGCCAGCTGGCTACTCCGCTGGAGGCTGGCTCAGCTTCGGACAACTCGTTGCTTCTGCGCATATGTTGGGTCTGAATAAGACTTTTGATATGGGAGAAAATTTCGAGGTATCAGAACGGCTCAACAGAATGATTTCTGCTGGCCGTGTTCAGAAATGGAAGCGTGGACCGCACCAACAATCGTCCGCGCTTTATCGTTTAGTTTGGAAGTAAGAGGAAGCCATGGGGCGGTCAATATTAGTTCTTGGATTGGTGTTGACCGTCGCGTGGAACGCACTAATCATCTACACATTATTTTTTTAGCAGAGAGGATGAAACTGATGTTGAAGATTGTTGGAGCCTTCTTCTTCCTAATATTGTTTGCTGGAATGACCCTAACAGCACTCAATGTAATCACTTGGGCGTAAGAGAGGATGAAATGAAAGTAAAAATCGAACATGAGATAACTGAAACGACAATCGCGGACCTTATGACTGCGGCCATCGAAGGCGGCAGTTCATACTGGTGCGATCAAATCGAGCAAATGTCCGGACATCATACTGAAGAAGAAGTCTGGTATGCTGATCCGGAAATTTACAAACAGGAGGAAGGAAAATTTCTCACAATCAGAGTTGTTGAAAGCGAGCCAAGCAGCGAGAACAGCGACGGACGCCACATCATCAATTTGGAAAAGATGCAAAAGGCTTTCGAGTTGATGAGTGAATTTGGAACGCCAAAGGGGTTCCATCTTCGGAACCTCTTGGAAGAGAATTGGGACGCGGAAACTGCCGATGTGTTCCTTCAGCTCGCTGTCTTTGGGGAGGTGGTCTATGGCTGATGAAGATGATCTGTCCATTCCTGACTTCCTTCGCGTCTCTGCAAAGGAACGAAAGAAGGCTTGGGAGAAATTCAAGCCGAAGAAAATACATAACATCTCTGTTGTGTATGACTCCCGTAAGCCAGCCTCCATGAGCGATGAGGAATGGGAGACGCGGAAAGCCGAACGC